CTCATCCTGGCGTTTATGCAGCCGCATTTCTCCAAGCTGATGGAAGCAGTGGGAAACGCGTCGCCGGCAAAAACGACGAAGAGTTCGGGCCAGGCAAGTGCCTGACACTGATTGCTCGCGTCATGGGCCTCGACCCTGGTCAAATGTCGCTCGATGAATTCGCCTTTTGGTCTGAACGCGCGATCGCGATTGTTCTAACGCCGCCACCCGAGCCTGACGACAAGTAAGAGGAGGCTGCCGTGTCGATCGACGTCGCCGTGATCCTCTCTCTGGTTGATCGGCTCTCTGGTCCGGCTGACCGGGCGCGCGGCTCTCTGTCCAACATTGGAGCCGCAGCTGGGCGGATCGCCCGTGTCGGCATGCTCGCAGCCGGTGCGGCCGCCACCATGACGGCCGGGGCTCTAGCCAACTCCACCACCCAAGCAATCGCCTTCGAAGCGGCGATGGCCGATGTCGCCAAGGTTGTCGACTTCGATGTTGGCGGCGTTGCCGATGGTCTTGTCGATCTTTCACGCGAGACCGGCATGGCTGCTGAGGATTTGGCCTCGCTGGCAGCGGCGGCAGGCCAGGCAGGCATGGACACGCAGGCTGCGGTCCTCGATTTCACCGATATGGCTTCGACAGTTGGCGTGGCCTTCGATCTGCCAGCCGCCTATGTCGGCGATGCCATGGCGGGCATGCAGACGGCTTTGGGCACGACCGTCGAACAAACCGGTCGGCTGGCGGATGCCATCAACCACCTGTCCAACAACACCGCAGCCAATGCAGCGAGGCTGCTCGACTTTGGGCAGCGAGCCGCATCGGTCGGTGAGCAGTATGGCTTTGCGGCCGAGGAGGCTTTGGCCGTCGGCGGCGCGATGATTGCCACGGGCGCACAAGCGGAGGTGGCAGCAACCTCCTTCCGCGCTGTGGGCCGGGCACTGACGGCAGGCGCCAGCGCCACCTCAAGGCAGTCCGAGGCGTTGGAACGTTTAGGGCTCGATGCCGAGCAGGTCGCTCGCACGATGCAAGAGGACGCGGTCGGCACGCTGCGTGACGTCATCGCCCGCTTGGGAGACGTCGAGGATCATCTTCGCGCCTCGACCATCAGCGATATCTTTGGTGATGAAGCGCGCGCGATCGCACCGCTGATCAACAATCTGGATGTGCTCGACCAGTCGCTGAACCTGGTCGCTGACAGTGCAGCCTATGCCGGATCGGCGCAAGAAGAGTTCGCGGCGCGCGCCGACACGGCCGCCTTCCGGATCGACGCTATTCAGGCGAACTGGACAGCGCTGAGCCGCGAAGCCGGCAACGCCTTGATGCCGGCCCTCAACGAGGGTTTGGAGCGCCTTCTCGGCAATCTGCAGAGCGCTGATCTTCAGGACAATTGGTTCTTCCGGCTTTCCGACAACATCGGCAACTTCGCCGAAGGTGCGCTCGGCATGGCGGCCGCCGCCGATGAGATGACGCGGTTCCATGAGGCAGGCGCGCAGGCCGCCTTGGTGATGGATGAACTGTCGGCGCGCGGCTCAGCGTTCACCTCCGGTTTCGCTGAGGGTTTTGCCAGCAACTCTGAAGAACTGTCCGCCGCCTTCGACGGGCTTGGCGAAGCGCTTACCCAGCTATTTGGCGCCGATGGCGAGGGCGGCTGGATGGAAGCCCTATTCGGTACCGAGGCCGGCTGGGCTTCGGTCGGTGAAGAGTTGGGTGCGTCCATCGCCTCGACCCTCACCACGATCGTCAATGCCGTGACCGAGGTGGTCGAGCTGATCGAAGCGGTCCAGGGCGGCATGGATGGGATCATCGACTGGTTCGGCGATCTTGGCGAGCGAATAAATTCCATCGAGTTCGACTGGTCCTTTTTGCCAGAGCCTCCAGCGTGGATGACGGACGCCGGAGGCGCGTTCTTCAACTGGCTGGACCGCCTGCGCGGTGGCGATGCGGCAGACGCGGCGGAGAGCATGGAGCGGCTGGCAAGCGCCGTCCCTGACAGCGTCACGGCTGTTGACGTCTCCTCGCTTCAACAGGCCGATGCCGCTGCATCGTCGCTCGCCGATGCCATGCAACGCGCCGGCGAGATCGACCTTGCACCCGTTGTCCGCGCCGCTCTGAACGAAGCGCAGTCCGTGCTTGCCTCAGAAGATTGGTCGGGCCATGGCGCACGGCTGATGGACACGCTGGCGGCCGGTGTTCGCTCGGGTTCTGGACCTTTGGCCTCTGCGGTATCGGCTGCGATCAGTCAGGGAGTGTCGCAAGGCGTTGCTGCCGGCCTTTCCTCAGCCTACGACGCCCGCCGCCAGTCGGCCCTGCAGGACGGGGCTGAGTGATGCTGGCGGCGCTTGGTCCATTTCGCTTCGACGTTACCGGGTTGCCTGCCCATGAGATCGGCCGCGAGACGTCGGGTCGTTGGCCATCCCATGACGTTGTCGGTACCGCGCCGGTACTGGAGTTCGTCGGGCCTGGCACCGACCAGATCACCATCAACGCGGATCTGTTTCCCTCCGATCTCCACCCAACCGGCCCGGCCCAGCTGGCGGCCCTGCGCGCGGCCGTACGTGCCGGATCGACCTTCATGTTCGTCATGGCCAATGGCGACGTGATCGGCCGCGTTGCGGTGGAGAAGGTCAGAGAAACGGGCACGCATTTTCGCAAGGTCGACGGCGCACAGAAGATCTCGGTCGCGATCACGCTCAAAGCCACGGGCAGTCGCACGGGTGGCGGCCTCGGCATGCTCTTCACGCTGTTCTGATGGAGGGCTGAATGGAAACGATCATCACCTCTGAGGGCGACATGGTCGATCAGCTGGCCTACCGCCACTACGGCACGCATGAAGGGACCACGGCTACCATACTCAAGGCCAATCCGGGCCTTGCCGCCATGGGACCGGTCCTTCCGGCCGGCGTTGAGATCAAACTCCCCGTCATCGAGCGCCCGGTGCCGGAAATTACGGTCAAACTCAATGACTAAGCCGTGGTTTCAGGTCTGGGCCGATGGAGCCGATTTCACCGCCGCCGTTCAGCGGGGCTTGATCTCGCTTACGGTCACCGATGTTGCCGGAGAGGAAAGCGACACGGTGTCGATCACGGTGGCCGACCCCGAGGGCGCGATCGAGCCGCCGCGCAAGGGCGCGCTCATCAAGGTGGCCATGGGCTGGCAGGACGGGCCGCGCGCTTCAATGGGGCTGTTCATCGCCGACACGCCCAAACTGTCGGGCTGGCCGCAGAAGGTCAGCATCTTGGGGCGGGCGGCCGATCAGCGCGAAACGTTGAAGCAGCACCGCATTCAGGGATGGGAAAAGAGGACGGTCGGCGCGATCGCCGCCGAGATTGCAGGCCGCAACGGATTGACCCCTGCCGTTTCCAGTGAACTCGCTTCCAAGTTCGTGCCCTTCATCGCCCAGAGCGAAGAGAGCGATCAGCATTTCATGCGCCGCCTGGCAGCGCGTCATGGCGGCATATCTACCGTCAAGGAAGGCCGGCTGATCGTGGTCAAGCGCGGCGGCGGCAAGAGTGCGGGTGGCAGCGCGGTGCCGCCGGTCATCATCACCGGCACCAGCCAGGTGGAGGGCTATGCCTGCACCCTGCCGGATCGCCCGGCCTTCAAGAAGGTGGTCGCCACCTGGGCTGACCGGGAGAACGCCAGGCGACCGGAGGTGGACGTTCCGGCCGGTGACGTGGGTGGCGACTACGTGATCCGCGAGCCGTTCGCCACCGAGGCCGAGGCCAGGGAAGCGGCGCAAGCCAAGTCGGAGGAGCTCAAACGCTCCACCGGTGACCTGTCGATGACGCTGATCGGCGATCCGACAATCCGCGCTGAAGCGCCCCTGATCGTATCGGGCGTGCGCAGCGGCGTGGATGGTGGATGGAGTATCCAGAAGGCTGGACACACAATCGATGGTAGCGGCTTCCGGACAAGGATTTCGGCCGATAAGGGCGAAGGGGATGAAGCATGAGCCGCTGGACGGGGCCTTTGGTGATCGAGCAAGACATCTCGGCGGGGCGGCAGCGGGTCCGGCTCTTGCAACCCTTGATCTGGGAGCGGGGCCATGAAGGCTCTGGAGATCTACTAGTCGTTGAACCGGACGGTACCTGGACGGATGGCCTGTCCATACCGGTCCAACTGGAATGGTTGGCCGATCGCGTCGGTCGTGGCTTGCGCGCTGCCGTCACTCACGATGATCTCATTAAGAAACTAGCGGCCGATCGACCGGACCCTCGTTTCGTTGATCGCCTGTCGATCGATCGCTTGTTTCGAGAGCAGTTGCAGGCGTCAGGGTTCGGTCCAAAAAGGCGAAACATCCTCTATGCCGGTGTGCGCGCGGCTGATCGTTTTCCGGCCCTGGCCGATTTTGGGCGATACACGCCATGAGCTGGTCGTGGAACGATGTCTATCCGGGCAAGCGCATGGTCCGGCTCATCCTGGACGAGGATCAGGTCGCGCTGCTCACCGAACTGCGCGGCGTCCATGCGGTTGCGCCAGACACCTACAAACTTGCCGACGATGCGGTCATTGCAGTGCGCGGGGGCGGCAAGGAACCGCCGCAGCCGGACATGCCCAAGCGGCTTTCGAAGGGTGAGGTGGAGGCGTCGCCAGCGCCTGAAAAGAAGGCCGTTAAGACCCCTTCGAAGCGGCCTCAAAAGGTCATTAAGCCGGCTCCGAAGCCGACACAAACCACCGCCGCCAAGACGCCGGCAGCTCCTGCGAAGAAGCCGAAACCCGCGCGCGCAACACAAAAGGCGATGGCCCATCTGGCCGCCGGTGCCGTCAAGCAGCTGCGACGAACGGTTTCCGACGATCTTCCCCCTCGGCCCCCGGCCGAGGCGCATCCGCCCTCAGTGGTTTCGAAAGGCGATCTGGCCTTGGTGAGCAAGGCAATCGCCAACGGCGAGGTCTCGATTACGGTCTGCCCGCCCATGACCTTCACACCCGAAGATGAAGTCGTGCCGCTCAACGAGCCGGCGAAGATGCGAAAACACCGCATGGCGCGGCGCAAGCAGCGCCTGGAAAGAGAGGGAGCCCAGCAGGAGGCCAAAGGCGTTTAAGCGCCCCCGACAGCGGGCCTAGATTGGCGTCCCGACCCGCTCGATGCCACACAAGATAACACCGCACCTGCCGGCTGCTTGCGCAGCGGATGGAGGGTGCGCCTTTATGGGTTATCAGAGCATGAACACGTCCGTCTCGGTCTCCCCGCCAGCGGCCTATATCGGCGGCAAGCGCCGTCTCGCCAAGCGCATCTGCATGCAGATCGCCGGCATCGAGCACGGCCTTTATGCCGAGCCGTTCGTTGGCATGGGCGGCATCTTCTTTCGCCGGAGCCAGGCGGCCAAACGCGAAGCGATCAACGACATCAATGGCGAGGTCGCCAACCTTTTCCGGATCCTTCAGCGGCACTATCCGCAGTTCATGGAAACGCTGCGGTTCCAGATCACCTCGCGCCGCGAGTTCGAACGCTTAAAGGCCAGCGATCCAGCCACGCTTACCGATTTGGAGCGAGCCGGCCGGTTTCTTTATCTTCAGCGCTTGGCCTTCGGCGGCAAGGTGACCGGCCAGAACTTCGGCGTCGATGCCTCGACGCCCGCGCGCTTCAACATGACCAAACTCGCCCCCATGCTCGAGGACGTACATGAGCGGCTTGCCGGCGTTGTCATCGAAAACCTGCCCTGGGCGGAGTTCATCACCCGCTACGATCGTCCGGACGCGCTGTTCTACCTGGACCCGCCTTATTGGAACAACGAGAGCGACTATGGCCAGGGCGTCTTTGGCAAAAGAGACTTCACCGCCATGGCCAAACAGCTGGCTGGCCTCAAAGGCCGCTTTGTGCTCTCCATCAACGACGTGCCAGAGATCCGATCGATCTTCGCGCGGTTCGCGATCGAGGAGGTTCAGCTGACCTATTCGGTGTCGGGCGGCGTCGGATCAAAGGCGAAGGAGCTGGTCATCTCGTCAACCTAGGAGACGCCATGGACGTGCCACCGCCCATCCTCGCAGAAGGCCGAACGGAGCCACGCAACGGGTGGTATCAGACGTGGCGCGACGACAGCGCGACTGACGGCATCTTCTGGAAGCAGGGCTACAAGATGGGCCGTGCCTGGCAGTATTGGGACGGTCGATGGATGTGGGTGTCCTGGTGCAGGCACGGTGGCCATGGACTGGTTGCGACGAAGGAGGAGGCGAAGCGCATGATCGAGGAGAAGGCTGACCTCGCGAACATGTCGATCAGCTGCATGCCGGCACGGGATCACAGGGCGGCCAATCGGCAGTTCAACGTGGCGCGAACTTACTGGCGCGAGGCGGGTTGAACGGCGCTATTTTGGGTCAAAAAGCGCTGCCATCCGAACTTGCGCTTTCTGCCAAGTGAAATTGCGCGCTACACAAACGCCTGCCGTTCGTTGCGAGCTTTCGCGGTTGTGCCGAAGGCACAGAGCAGACGACAATGGCCTTCTCGTCGATTGCTGCGCAAAAGACTTGGTAAAAAAGGACCGAACGAAGGTTAAACTCTTGTGGGTCGCACTCGGCGATTGCTCCGCAATCACCTGTTGCTAGTTCCGCCAATCGCAAGCGATTGGCTATGGCGGACAGGGTGGGATTCGAACCCACGGTACGGTTGCCCGCACGCTGGTTTTCAAGACCAGTGCCTTCAACCACTCGGCCACCTGTCCAATGAACACGCTTGTGGCGCAGCTTTTTGCGCGTTGCAAGAGGCGAGGTCTGATCTGCTGGGTTGAAAAAGGCACATGTGAGTGAAGGCGTGTGCCCATCGCTGCCAATTCATCGATGACTGCACTTCGCCCCATACAAATAGGGCTGGTCCTTCGACC